ATAATCCTTCAGCCATTTCTGCAATAATTCCCATTTTAATTAATTTGTCGTTTTCTTCTTTTAAAGAAATGTTTTCTTCAACTAATTTATCGTGTTTTTCAACAGATTCTTCTAATTTTTTATCAAGTGATGATTCGTCTTTTGCTTCTACAATTCTAGCAACGTCTGTACCTGTAGCAACGATCATAGAATCAAATGCTTCAATAATCATATCAGCTTTTTCAGATTTTACAGATTCTTCTAATGCTTCTTTTGCTTCAGACATAAATTCTTCAACTACTCTATCTAAATATCTATCTAATGAATCAATCATTTCAGTTTGTTTCATTTCCACATATTGGTCAGCTTTTTCATTTAAAAACTCAATATGAGATTCAGACTTTTCATTTAATGAATCAATTTCTTCTTCAATTCTTGCTTCAGCAATAGATGCAGCTTTTAACTCAACAGCTTCGTTAAATTGAGATTCTAATGATTCTCTTAACTCAGCAGTAAAAACCTTTTCATCTAATGATTCGAAAAGTTTTTCTAACATATGTTTTCTCCTTTTAAATTTATATTATTTATAATTTTTAAATAATACAATTTCACACTATTTCATTTTTGCATAAAGCAAATATAATGTATTATTTTATTTATTTATTTATTTTTATTTATAAAATCAACTATATCGTCTATAATTTCTTTTAATCTACCGCTGTTTAAAGATTTTTGTATATCTTTTAAAGAATCTATACAATCTTCCCATGATTCCGGCCTAAATGCTTCTTTTAATTTTACGTCTTTACTTTTCATTTCTGATAATAAAACACCAAATTTTTCTTTAAATGCTTTTTCGATATCTTCTTTTTCAAACATATGACACTCAGATTGGCAATCTGATTCATTCATTTGTACAACGTTTCCATGTTCATCAATACCAAAACTTAAATCATTAATAATACCTTCATTCAATTGATAACTTTCTACTAATCCGTTCATTGATGCATTATAATCAGATGGCGCAGAGACAACATCGTATGTAACTAACTTAAAGTTTTCAACAACTCCATTTTTAACTGAGCCAACTCCTCTTGAAGAAACTGATATTTTAACGCCATTATCAATTAAAGATTTTAGTTGATTTGCTTTAGCATTATCCAAAAGAACTGCTTCACCCATAACATATCTATCTTTAATATTTAATTTTGTAATTTTTGCAACCGCTTCCATTGGATCAACATTTGTTCTAGCTGGATGTTCCCATTCCATTAATGTATTTATAGATCCTGAATCAAAATTTTGTTGGTACTTAGTTACTTCGGTTTCCCATAAATCTTTCGGATATATTCTACCGTTCCTGTTCTTTTCACCAATTGTGCTGAAAATACCTTTTATTTTGTATTTTTTAGATGATTGTCCGGTTGCTTCGTTAATCTCTTCTTCGATTACGAATTCCGGTTGAGCGTCTAAATCATATATTAATTTCATTTTTATTACTCCTCAGTGTTTGAAGCTGTATTATTAATTTGCGCAAATAATTTTTTCATGCTTTGAATACTATCATAGTCACTTGCATATTTTTTTGAAATATCATTATTTGACATTTTATTATGTAATTCAGCTTTTATAGCATCAGAAAATTCTGTGTATTTTTTATCTGTTGCAGAATTTATAACGTCTATATCTAAACTCATTTTTAACCTTTCATTTAATGTTATATAATTTATTTATAATTTTTATCTTTTAGCTTTTCTTGCTCTTTTTCTTGCCATTGCATATAATTGTTCTGCTGAATATTTACCGTTAGTAAATGTTTCAGTTTTTAATTTAGCAATTTCAACTAATCTTGAAGGATCTATCACTACGCCGTTTGTAGAAATCCTGCTGTTAATATACATTCTTATACATGGCGCATATCCTAAAGTTTTTAACATAGGTTTTAGTTTTTTATAACTGAATTCCAATGGTAAATTCTTTTTAATATTTTTTTCATTTAATCTAATAATATGTTTTATAAGATTAATTCTCATATTTAATGGTATCCAATGAAAATTCAAAACTAACGTATGTACAGATCCTCTCTTTAATATTAACGCTAACGGGGTTCTATCATATGTTTGTTTTTTATCCTTTGCATCATAAAATGTAAATATAGTATTACCTGGTATAAGATCTTTTTTAGTCATTTTACGCTTTTCTTTCAATAAAGATTTTACCTTTTTTAATGACTGCGTTGGTGTAAGTTCTTTTATTTTTTTCATTTAATATCTTTTTATAATCTTATTTAAACCCTCCGAAGAGGATTTAATAAAATTATTCTGCTATTTCGTTAAGAGTTGCCGCATTTGCTTCAGATGGTACATTAGTTTCTCCACCACCAACAACCCAGTCAGTAAACGAGAATGTAACATCAAATTCTTGAATCGTGTCAGCGGTATCATCACCAACTGCTAATTCACCAACTTCTTGTACAAATACATTATGGAATGTATATCTTGTTGTAGGATTACCTGCTGAATCTAACTGTTCAACTGATAATTCACCCATTAATGCCGTTGGGTTACCTGAATGTGAATTTGTTTGGAAATGATCCGCAGATCTCATCCATTCAATCATATCTCTTCTTAATGCATGATCTTCAGTATTATAAAAAGTTAAAGTCCATGTATTTGTAAATGTTGTATCACCTGGGATAATTAGTTTTCTTCCTTGGTTAAATACCTCTATCTGTCCAAGTGTCATACTTGGGAAATTACTTGCTTTACAAAGTGTATCTACATTTTGTAAATTAGATGTGGTTGATACTGCTGCTGGTACAGAAAAATTAACTCTGTACTTATTAGCTCTTGCACCGGCACCTAAAGCATTTTTTAATTCTGCTAACTTGTTTGCCATTTGTTTCTCCTATTTATTTTTATTTTTTTATTTTTATTTATATTATTCAAACAATGCTTCTACACCATTAACTAATTCAACGCCGTCATCGCCGATAATTGCGTCAATGAATTTTCTAGTAGGTGATTTACTTTCAAGCGGTGTAAATTCGCTAAATGTAAAAGTTAAACTAAATTCTGATAATGTGTTTTCGTCTCCGTCGTCTAATGTAACGATTCCAATTGAACTAGGGAATGCATTTTGTAATTTATATCCATATACCTTGTTACTATCAGCACTTAATTGCCAAATATTAACATCTGTTTGATAACTAGCACCTGAAATAGCATTTCCTTTATCAATAAAACCTAAAAAGAAATCAACGATTTGATCCGGGTTTTCAATAGCATTCGCAATAGTGTTTGCTGTTTGAATTCCAGTTTTAATACCGTCTAATACATCGGAAACACCGGATTCATAAGATCCACCTAAAATACCTTGATTCTTCGGTTTTGAATTATCAACCTTTGTTATCCACTTATCAAAAACTTTTCTAACGTTCATATCAGAATCGTCTAATATAGATACTTCATAAGTACCTAAATAATCAGTCTCGCCTCTAACATTGTATCTTCTTCCATTTTTATATATTGTATTTGTTGAAATTGTTCTTTCTGGTAAGCCAGCACTTCTACATAGTATATTTAACGTTTGACCCTCAATACCTGGCACAGGAATTTCTATAAGATATTTATTTTTTCTAAGACCAAGTCCAGGTCCTAGATGTTTTTTCAAATCTGTTATTGTAAACATTTATATATCCTTATTCTAAAACATCAAATAATGATTTTGTCATATCACTTATACCACTTACAAATTGTTTTTGTTCCTTTGTGCTACTTTGATTTGCTTTATTTATATTATTAGTATCAAGAACACCAATATTTTCTAGTGCTTCTTTACCTGCGCCTATTGCGTCAGATGCCAAACCACTTACTACACTTTGCGCGCTAGATATTGCACCATCTATAAGATTTTGTAAACCATTTAATTGTTTATCAATAAATTCATCAACAAAATTACCAGACTGTCCTTTTTTAACTTTAGACATATGATGACTATAAGCAAATGTTACTGTAAATTCCTGTACTGTACCTACATTATCTGAACTATATGATAGTTGAGAAACTTCTATTGGGAAAGCGTTATACAATATGTATTCGGCTGTATTTTGATCATTGTCGAAATTATTTTGAAATAAATGTATTTCTTTTATATAACCAGCATCATAATGGATATTCTGTGTAGCTTCTAAACCACTGACTGCACTTATATCTTTGAAATAATTATGTTTTTGATCTAATGCTTCTATCCAAGTTTCAAAAGCATTTCTTAAAGCCATATCTTCAGTTAAATAAAATGTACATTGCCAAGTTTGTTCGAATTTTGTTTGACCCTTAATAGGAATATTTCTACCTTTATACATAAGATCAATTTGTGTATGTGATTTAGATGGAAAGTTTGTCGCTTTTACTAAAGTAGCCGCGGCAGTTGCATCTGAAAATAACCCGGCGTTAGTAAATTCAATTTGAACATCAAATTTTGTTGCTCTTGCACCATCACCTAAAACGTTATTTAGCATGTTTTGTATGTATGTAGCCATAATGCCTCTTTTTTGATTATTTATACATTATAAATAATACAAAACAGGAGAACAATTTATGAAGTTTGCAGAAGGCTTAGCAAAAGCATACGAGACTAAATGGTCATTTATAAACTCATTCACTGTCCAGTTTGATATTAAAAATAACTTAAAAGAGAAATCTGGGTGGAGCGATGTTGAAGATGGTGCAAACATAAATTTACATATTGTTAGTATAGATACTCCGCAATTTACGAATCAACCAATTGAAGTATTCGTAGCTAATCGTTGGGTTATACAAAACGGAAGAGATGAATTATATAGGTTTTCAATAACATTTAGAGATAGGGATAAAATGAATTTATATAGGAAATTTTTAGCAATGTATCATGCAACTCGTGATGATTATTTTGATCATGTGTCAATGACAATAACATTATCAAAAGATGGCGATTGGAAACAAGAAATTGATTCAAAATTATTTGAATTTAAAGACACTATAATTGAAAGCATTGGCCAACTACAATTCAATAACACAACTGAAAACCAAATTGCCGAATTTACCGTTAATTTTAAAACGGTTACACCGTTCTTAACAAAAGATAATAAAGCAAAATAAACTTAAAGGAAATAAATGTCAACAAAAAAAGAATATCCATATGAGCTAGATATAAAAAGTAAGAAATTTAATTTTAGAAAATGGAAAGTTAAAGATAAAAAAGAATTCTTAAAAAATCTTAACGATGATCCTGAATCAGCTGTTAGAAATTTAGTATATAACACTATTGATGATAAAAAAATTACACTTGATAGTGAAGAATTTAAATATACATTAGTTAAATTAAGAGCTAAGTCATTAGGAGAATTTTTAACATATAACTTTCAATGCGATTCTTGTAATGAAGAATATGAATACAACGCAAATATTAATGAAATTTTTAAACCAAATTTCGAATCTTATGGTAAAATAATTGTAAATGATATATCGTTTAAAATGGGAGAAGTTCCTAACAAAGACGCTTATTATAATGCAATGTTATCTGCAGAAAGCCAAGATGAAGTTGAATTTATTAATTTTTTATTACATGTTCATGAATTTAACGGTTCTGATGCATTTACAGTAGATTCTTTAATTGATTATATTAATGAAATGGATTTAGACGAGTCTGAATATGTTTTTACTGAATGGAAAAAAATGATGTTTAAAGTAAATAGTATAAATGATGTGACTTGTCCTCATTGCGGGAATGTCGAAACATATGACTTTGACGATTTACCAGACTTTTTCCCTGAAAATTGGTTTATAGAGGAATAAAAATGTTAAAAGCAAAATATGAATATTCTGGTAAGAAATTTGAAATAACACCATACAATACTGAACAGGAAAAAGAATTACTTTTACTGGAAGCTCTTGATTCTG